GTTTTGATCAGCGTGAAGAAGGCGCAGTAAACATTAACCCACAAATGGAAAGTTTCTTTGCAGAAGATGGCGCCGGCACAGACTATAAATTTAGTTTAGAGGATATTCCGTTATTTTGGAAAGAACACATTAAAGAGATTCAAATTAATCCAGACTCTGATTCAGAACAACTTATAGAAGCAAGAGATGCTCAATTACTTAAAATGAGTAGATGTGAAGCACATTGGGACTTTATGGGGATTGTTTTTGATAACAATAATTATCCACCAGCAGAAAGAGTAAACTGTTGGACCAAATCAATTGATTTCACAGACGAATAACAGTATAATACAGTCAAGGAGAACACATGTCAGACTACACCCGTACATTTAACGCAGAAGCCAAAATCAAACTTACACAACTAATCAACGAAGGCATGACTGTCATGCAAGAAATTGAAGATCTCAACGCAGGTTTGAATGATACTATCAAGGCAATCGCAGAAGAATTAGAAATTAAACCTGCAACACTTAAAAAAGCAGTAAAGATTGCACATAAATCTAAATTGGGTGAAACCAATCGCGACCACGACGAACTAAACACTATTTTGGAAACTGTAGGCAAAACACTTTGACCAAAGCATTTGGTGCTTGGTGGTCAGGCACGCAACAGTTTATCGCAAAGGATTGGAGTAGCCATCCTTTTCGTTTCTGTTTAGAGATGACTGCGTGGGCAATCAGTATAGGCTGTGCTATAACTTACGCTTATACTGTACCTAATATTCCATTTATACCTTTGTACTGTGCATTTATCACAGGCTGCGTTATAGGTGCATGGTGTGCTTATACTCGAGGTAGTTTTGGACTTTTTGGAAATTACACCCTGCTCGCAATCATTGACATGACCGGGCTAATTAAGTTATTATTAATGAAGTAAGATGTCATACGTAGACGCATTATTTGATAAACAACGTGACAGGATTCACGTAGTAGAACGTGTTAACGGCGAACGCCGCTATCAAGAGTTTGCGGCTGATTATACGTTTTACTATGACGATCCCAAGGGCAAGTATCGTACTATCTATGGCACGCCTGTAAGCAAGTTTACAACACGCAACGGCAAAGAGTTTCAAAAAGAAATGCGTATCCAAGGCAGCAAGCGTCTTTGGGAAAGCGACTTCAAGCCAGTGTTTAGATGCTTGGCCACAAACTTTCTTGGCGCAGAACCCCCAAAACTACAGACAGCATTTTTCGATATTGAGGTAGACTTTGATCCCGAACGTGGATTCAGTAAACCCGAGGATCCATTCAACGCTATCACTGCTATCAGTGTGTACTTGGATTGGATGGACAAGTTAGTTACACTGGCTATTCCGCCCAAGTCGATGAGTTGGGAAACCGCAGAAGAAATTTGTAATAGGCATAGTGACTGTTTCTTGTTTGACAGAGAAGAAGACTTATTAAACACATTCTTAGACTTAGTTGATGATGCTGACATCCTGTCAGGTTGGAACAGTGAAGGCTTCGACATTCCTTATACCGTGGGACGCATTACTCGTGTGCTCAGCAAAGACGATACACGCAGACTTTGTTTGTGGGGACAGTTTCCCAAACAACGTGAATTTGAACGCTTTGGTGCCACAAACATTACGTTTGACTTAATCGGCCGTGTGCATATGGACTATATGCAACTGTATCGCAAGTATACCTATGAAGAACGCCATAGTTACAGTTTGGATGCCATCGGCGAATATGAACTAGAAGAACGTAAAACTGCCTATGAAGGCACACTGGATCAGTTGTACAATAAAGACTTTGACACATTTATTGAATACAACAGACAGGATACTCGACTGTTAGCAAAACTGGACAAGAAACTCCGCTTTCTAGACTTGGCTAACACCATTGCACATGACAACACAGTATTGTTGCAGACCACAATGGGCGCAGTAGCAACCACGGAGCAGGCAATTATCAATGAAGCACACAGCCAAGGACTGGTCGTACCTAACAGAAAGAACAGAGATGAGGGGGAAGAAACAACAGCGGCAGGTGCCTATGTTGCTTATCCCAAAACAGGCATCCACGAATACATCGGAGCCATTGACATCAACTCGCTCTATCCCTCGGCTATTAGAGCGCTCAACATGGGACCAGAAACCATCGTCGGACAGATCCGACCCGTAATGACTAAAAAGTTTATTCAAGACAAAATGACTGGAGGTACTAGTTTTGCTGGTGCTTGGGAAGGTCTGTTTGGCAGTCTTGAATATGAAGCAGTCATGAAAGGTGATCCCACAGTTGAACTTACAATTGATTGGGAACAGGATGGTACCAGTGATGTTGTCAGTGCCGCAGACGTTTGGCGCTTAATCTTTGACAGCAACAAGCCCTGGGTACTCAGTGCCAATGGCACTATCTTTACAATTGAACGCAAAGGTATTGTGCCTGGCTTGCTGGAACGTTGGTATGCTGAACGTAAACAGATGCAGGCCAAACTTAAAGACTGTATTGCAGAAGGTAACGAAGCAGACATTGAGTACTGGGACAAGCGACAGTTAGTTAAAAAGATTAACTTGAACAGTTTGTATGGTGCTATTTTGAATCCGGGTTGTAGGTTTTTCGACCACAGGATCGGACAGAGTACCACACTGTGTGGCAGGGTAATTGCCAAGCACATGGATGCATTTGTCAATGAAGCAATCACTGGCGAGTACGACCACGTAGGCAAAAGTGTTATCTATGGCGACACTGACTCTGTGTATTTCAGTGCTTGGCCAATAGTAAAAGAAGATGTTGAAGCAGGACGTATGCAGTGGAACAAAGACATTGCTATCCAAGTCTACGACAACATTGCTGACCAAGTAAATGAAAGTTTCCCAGCATTTATGGAACGTGCCTTTCACTGTCCAAGAGAGAACGGCAGCATTATCCGAGGCGGTAGAGAGATTGTGGCTAGTAAAGGTTTGTTTATTAAAAAGAAACGCTATGCCGCACTAATCTATGACAAAGAAGGCAAACGCAAAGATATCAAAGGCAACCCTGGTGAAGTAAAAGCCATGGGCCTGGACTTGAAGCGTTCGGATACTCCTAAGGTTGTACAAGACTTCTTAAGTGAAATCTTATTAAAGGTGTTAACAGGCAGCGGCAAAGAAGATATTATCGAACGTGTGCGTGAATTCAAGTATGAGTTTCAAGAACGTCCTCCATGGGAAAAAGGTACGCCCAAGCGTGTTAACAACCTGACCAAGTATACCGCAGAAGAAAAAAGATTAGGTAAAGCCAACATGCCCGGACACGTTCGTGCCGCAATGAACTGGAACAACTTATGTCGTATGCACAGTGACAAGTTTAGTATCCAAATTGTTGACGGTATGAAAGTGATTGTGTGCAAACTCAAAGATAATCCACTTAAATACACCAGTGTTGCTTATCCCACAGATGAAACACATATCCCGCAATGGTTCAAAGACTTGCCGTTTGACGACAGCACAATGGAGTCCACTATTGTAGACCAAAAAGTAGAAAACTTGTTGGGTGTGTTGGAATGGCAAATTGCTGAAAACACAGATATCAATACTACATTTGATACATTGTTTAGTTTCGAATAAAATCTAAATAAGAGATGAAGTTGTCTGAGTTAGTTGATTTAAAATTGCGGATGGAAGAATATTTTAACAACAAACTAACTACGACTCTAAATAACTTAATAAATGAATTTAAATTGTGGGAAGGTGTAGCACTAACTCACAACAGATTGATAGAATTACAAAACGAAATTAAAGAAATTGACCATTTAACATCTTTAAAATTTGAAAATTTTTTAAAAGATATAGAAGAAGAAATTGAAAATAAATCAAATGTCATGCTAACATTAGGGTATGAATTAGAAGGAAAAAAAGTTTTAGGTCCATCCCAAAGTGTTCACGAAGACAAACAATTTCGATCTATAAATGTGTCAGATAAATTTAAAGAACAACTAGGTAGTAAAATTAGAACTAAAACAGACTGGAGATATCCTTGTTTAGAGATTGGGCCTGGCGAAGGCACTTGGACAGATAACTTAGTGGGTTGCGATCCATTATATTTGGTAGACATACATCCAGAATATTTAGAAGCAACAAAATTAAAATATACCCGCCAATTTAGTAGAAGGATAAGATCATATTTAATCGGTAGTCGTAATGGACAGACAAGGGAAAAAATAAACGAATATAATTTATCAGCTTTACCCAAAAATCAAATTGGATTTATTTTTAGTTGGGCGGTATTTGATTTTCTATTCATAAACGAAATAGAAATTTATCTAAAAAGTTGTTTCGAAGTATTAAAGCCAGGTGGCAAAATGATTTTTAGTTTCAATGACTGTGATAAAGTTATAGGAGCACAGTTTGCTGAAAAAGGCGAACGATCGTGGGTAACTAAGAAAGCGCTCAACAAATTATTTTCAGAAATTGGATTCGGTTTAACCGAGTTTTACTGTGATGAAATTGAAAAACATAGTTGGGTAGAAATAGAAAAACCAGGAAGTATGGTTTCAATGAAAATTGGTCAGCCTAAGGTATCAATTCATAAAAGACAAGGATTTGAAAATCTTGACACAGGTCCCACAAAAGTATATAATAAGCAACAAGTAGCAAGATTAAAACAGTTAGCAATACAACTTGGAGTCGATACAGCAGAAAATATTATGTCTGGGATGTATGAACCTCATGTATTAGAGAAAAAAATAAACATTTTAAGGATGAACAAATGAAAGATCACTTACAAGATATAGTACAACACACACATGGTTTAGGTGTAATTGACCTAGTAAAAATTGTAGGCAGCGACAGTGAAACGGCATTAGAAGCACTAGCAGAAGACCGCAGTGTTATCGTTCAAGCCAAATTCAAAGGAGTAGTTGCAGACTTTATTGGCACGTTTGGTATGCCTAACTTGGGCAAACTAAACACTATTCTTAATATTCCAGAATATCGAGAAGACGCCAGCATTGCAGTCGCACGTCAAGACCGCAATGGTGAAAGTGTTCCAGTAGGTGTACACTTTGAAAACAAAGCAGGAGACTTTAAAAACGACTATCGTTTTATGGCTAGTGAAATCATTTCTGATAAACTTAAAACTGTTAAGTTTAAAGGTGTAAAGTGGAATGTAGACATTGTGCCCAGCGTGGCCAGTATTCAGCGTCTCAAGTTTCAGGCACAGGCCAACAGTGAAGAAACTACGTTTACTGCTCGTACAGAAGGCACGGACTTGAAGTTTTTCTTTGGTGACCATAGCAGTCACGCAGGTAACTTTGTGTTCCAAACTGATGTCAGCGGTACACTCAGTAAATCGTGGGCATGGCCTGTAGCAGTTGTAATCAGCATTTTAAACTTGCCCGGTGATAAGACATTTAAAATCAGTGATGAAGGTGCCGCAATGATTACAGTAGACAGTGGCATTGCCGAATATAACTATATTCTGCCAGCACAGACAAAATAATGAATTATGATACCTTAGTCACGCTGAAAGTTTTACAACAAGAAATCAGTGTGCTCAAGAATAAGATTATGCCAGAAGATAGTGGACACATTTATACTGCTATCAGCGTGATTAAGGATCGTATAAAAGAATTAGAATGTGAACTAACACCAGAAGAACAAACTTGGTACGCACTAAATGCCAACTAAAGACGATTTAACACAAAAACAAAAAGACTACGCAGTATTCTTACCTGCGCTCAGTAGTTTTTACAGCAGAGATGTTAGCAAACAACAGTTAGACCCTAACTACATTGATCCAGCACGAGTACCCCAAGACTTTGAAAATGGAGTAGAAGGCTTAAACTGGATGAACAAAAATGAAGGCTACTTTACCTATCATTGGAGTTTGTATTCAGCAGGACACGCAGACTTGAACTTGAACAAGATTGGTGGGCGTGATGACATGGTGCGTAATCGAAATCGTAAAAACGCATTTGTGTTGGGCGATAGCGGTGGCTTTCAGATTGGTAAAGGTGTCTGGGAAGGCAACTGGAAAGATCCTAACTGCCCACAGGCTGCTAAAAAACGTAAGCAAGTATTAGAGTGGATGGATGCTTACATGGATCGTGGCATGATCCTTGATATTCCTGCTTGGGTCGCTCGTAGTCCTGCAGGGCAACAGGCAACAGGCATTACCACATATGCAGAAGCAGTGGCGGGCACTAGCATCAACAACGAGTACTTTATGCAGAACCGCAATGGTAACTGTAAGTTCTTAAACGTACTGCAAGGCGAAACACACGCCGAAGCAGATGACTGGTACGAGCAAATGAAACATTACTGTGATCCCAAACAACACGCACAGCCGTTTGAAGGTTGGGCAATGGGTGGGCAGAATATGTGTGATGTACACCTTGCACTACGCCGTATTGTTGCGTTAAGGTTCGATGGATTATTGGAACCGGGACTGCACGATTGGATGCACTTTCTTGGCACAAGCAAATTAGAGTGGGCAACTCTACTTA